TATAGATGAGCCAGCTTTGCCATTTTGTAAATCATAACCTCTTAGAGCAGATTGCGCTTTGCCTATTGCTTTCTTATCTCCAATTGCTTGCTCTCTTGCCAATCTATCTTGAGCTAACACTCTGCGTCTAGACATCTCTTCTAAAAAAGGCACCTCACCTGATAAAGCTGTTCCCATATTTGGGTTAACTTCTATGATATTAAAAGGTTTGGCGGCAACGCCTAACGTGCGACCACCCAAAGCCGCAGCATAAGACGGATGAGAACTAATTCCCTGCACTCTGGATTTTTCCATATAGGTTTTAGGGTCTAGCTCATAGAATGCGTTTACAGAACCCCAAGCCTGATCAAATTGATCGGGATCAGTAACTATTGCGCGAACTTGAGACAAATCTAAAGCCCCAGAGTATCGATAATCATCAAGAGTATTTAGCACTATCTTGCGTTTTCCACCAAGACTTGCAAGATACTCTTCAGATGCGTTGTCAATTCCTACCCAATCTTTTATTCCTGCTGTGTATTTTCCATCCTTTTTCTTTTTGCCTTCTCTAATTTGTTTGTCTACAAATTTTTTGTCAGAGTTGCTTAAAACTTGTTTTGCATACGGAACTGCCACATCTACAGACATTGTTGCAAAGTCTGGGCTAGAGCCAACCATTCCATGTGGGACAAAGACAACGCCTTCTCTGTCGCTATATTTTTGAGCTAAATTAGCCCTATTTAATTGACCTGCTATAGCACCCTCAGCAGAAGCAAACGCTTGTTTTTTTTCAATCTGCTCTGGCTGATAACCCCAATATGCCCCACCTCGCATTTTGGCATTAATAGGGATTCCATTAACTTCTTCTACTATTTCTAATCCACTACGACTTGTGTCAGTAATCCCGGTCATGTAGGCGCGATCTATTAAATCTTCGGCTCTTGCTATTGGAACCTGTGTTAATTCTGGCTTAGAGTATTTAACTTTCATTGAATTAACGCCAGCAAAATCATTTGGACGTTTTAAAAGTTGTGTCTCTTTGTTTGTTACAGGTATGTCACCTCCGATATTCCGCAGTGCACTACCGCCAGACATTACACCTCCGGTCTTGTTTCTAGCCTTTATAGGAGAAGGAACAGGAAAAGGAATAGCCTTGCCTGTTTGAGTATGACCAAAAAATACAGGGTCTTGAGGCTCTAGTGTAGTGGGCCATTTATCGTTTAACTTATCGAATCGGGAATCTTGTTGTCCCCATCGAATACGATCTGATTTTAAGATAACAGGCATTTCATTTATGCCCATTTTCTTTAAAGCCAATGCCCTGTGACGGCCTTCGTGTCCAGTAACTTTAGCTACTCCATCTTTATCCGTCATATACAAAAAAGGAGCATCTAACTTTTTGCCTTTAGCTATTGCATCTTCTATAAAACCTAGTCTTTTTGGATCAGGTTTTTGCATTAAATCTGGCGATAAGTTTAAAAACTCATCTGGAGTTAATGTTATTAAGGTGTTTCTGCTCTTAAAAGTATCAGCATTGGTCACTTCAGGGTTTAATTCAAATAAATCTTTACTAGCAAAATTCCGTAAGGCTGATTCACCTTTCTTTAAACCTTTAGCAAGAACATCACCAGCAATCGGGATAGTTCCTAGAGCAACAGCAGCACCATCGATACCCATGCCTAGCCTATCCCCGGAGCTTATGGACTGACGCAGATCTCCTACACCTACCGCATCACCGACTCCGGGTATGAAGTCCAGCGAGAACTCTGTAGCGTCTGATAGGTTTTCTAGCCCCTGCTTGTATCCACCACTAAAGCCAAAGTCATCAATAAATTCTCTCATTTTAGAACCAACCGATGCCCGGAAGTTAGGATTGAAAGGATTTACAGTGCTTTCAAACGGCTTCATGTCTTGACCAACGTAGGTTGATCGTTTTTGAAGTTCGCTTCTTGCTAATTCTTGTGGTGTTGCCATCTTATTTCCTGAAGAAGTAGTTAGGCTCAGGCAAATCCGCAGGATTGAGCACTAAGTCATATCTTGGTCTTGGAGGTAGTCCTTGTAATAGTCTGGATTGGAGCCCTTCGTTGTTTACGTTTAGCAGGTTATCAATAATCTGGTTTTTAGCCTCTTCTCGCGTCAGGCCTTGACTAGCCATCCGCAAACCAAACTTATTGTTAAAATAATCTTGATGCTGACCTGCTAATTGAAAATCATCTCCTGCCTGACGCGCTAAATGAGCTTGATAAAACTCTTTAATTTGACCACCCATACCGGCTAAAGGGTTTTGACCTGCATCATATGAAAACAAAGCGTGATTGACCGCATTAAAAACTTCATCGTTTGCTCGTAATCCAGTATTCGCATCTAAAATCTCAGCAATACGATTTCCCTTGTCATTAGTCTTGTAGACAACCTCTATCTGCTGATTATTTCCCATAAGAGGAGATATTATATTAGTTAAATCTGCCGCCTCTCGCATAATAGATTCTTGCCTTGCGTCATCAAATCCTAACAACGCTCCACCCTTTGTAATCAAGTCTCCAAGAGCACTACCCACCGTTTGCAATCCTCATAAGATCAATATCGGACATCATAGCCATTTCGTTCTTTAGCCTTTCCTCTTCCATCATCTCGTTGATCTTACGCTGGTTGTCTATCTCATCACCAAACGCTTTAGTATTAGTGTGATCTATCGTGGCACCAGCCTTCTCAGCCTCTACCTGCGTCTTAATCCTGCTGGTTTGAGCGTTAAAGACATCGACCTGATTCTTGGCCTGATCAGCGACCACATCGTTCTGTTCTCGTTGTGCGTCTAGCTGTATACGCATAGTGTCATTCTGGACCTTCTGCTGTTCTACTTGGACCTTCATCAAGTCAGCTTGAGCCTTCATCTGTTCAGCTTGCGCTAGGACCATGTTTGGATCTGGTGCCTGTTGCCCTTGTTGCATCTGCGCTTGCATCTGCTGGAGCTCTTCATCGGTCATCTGACTCTGCGGTATCAAACCCTGAGCTATCATCTGTACGCGCTTACGTTCTGCAATCTGTGAGGCGGCAGGTGTACTGATATTCTGTAACAACAGGTCTCCAGCGATCTGCATTAGGCTTGGATCTACCTGAGCCAGCGCAGTAATCGATTCCAAAGTCTCTTGCTGTCTGTTTCGGAAGCTAGGTCCAGCACGACACACAACGTCATAAGTACCCACGTTTAGATCGTTTAGCGTAATAACATCCCCGGTCTCCTGATCTATAATCTTTTGATGCAGGTCAACCATGTCATAAGACTCATCCTCGCGCAGTATCCGGACCGTTCTCTGGGTATCGTATACCATTGGTATAGCGTCTTTTAAGATCCGTCCTGTGGCGGCTATGGCAATCTCTAGGCTCTTTGTGTACTTAAACGTAGAGTTACTACCCCGGTCTTGGAGCTCCTTAATGGCTATACCGGACTGTGCGTTAGGGTTGTCTCCCATGCTTGCGGCAAACATACCAGCGGTCTGACCGATCATGGCCCTCATCGCTTCGGATATTGTTCTTAGACCCGGATTGATCTGTGCTCCACCTTGCTGCTGCGGAGGTGCAGGTGACTCTGGGTCAATGTTATAGAACTGTACCGGGTCCGAGTTAGTGTTTAAGGTTTGTAATTGTTTCTCGTGACCTGCTGCTTGAGTAGTGGTCATCCAATACTTAGCGCGTGGTGCCAGAGCCCCTTCCTCAATCTCACGGCTGACTGAGTAATTCATCACTCTCTGAGGGTCTAGTAGCTTCTCAACTACGCCCCAGTAAATTGTCTTGTTCTCAATGATCTTGTAGTTAGCGTAGGCTGGGACTATGGGAATGCGGCAGAATACAGTCTCTTTCTTTTCCTCAAGAAAGTCCTTAGCATCAAAGTAGCGACTACACACATAATGCTTCTTGCGCGTCCTACGTCTAACCTCAGTAACACCAATCTGCGCTAAATCATCCATTACCTTATCGTAGTCATCGTCAACCTCATGCGTCTGACCATTGGACATCAAGACTAATTCTCTTTCCTGAGACTCCACATAGAGGAACTCACCAACAACAACGACCTCAGCCTTATCGTAATAAGCCTCGCCATCACGGTCATCTGATACGCTTTCTTTACTACCGTTAGGCCATCGTGCCTCATACTCATCTACAGCCATTGGGTGCAAGCAAAAGGCATATCGACTGTCTGACTTGTCTTGGAGCTCTGCTGAGGGATCAAACCATACCCGGTCTACAAAGTTACCAATCTTTTCGATAGCAAGGTCTTGGTCGAATGAGTTGTCATCTGTGAACTTCTGTACAACGCGCCAGCCATCCATACCACCGACTATCATACCTCTAGCCGCTTGAGAGTAGACCGTACTAGCATTGCTCATAGCCTCGATGTTACGAATAATCCCATCATAGGTATTGGCTATGTCTTTTGTGGCATCGCCACCAGCAGGACTTATCCGGACATCAAAGTCAGATTGCTCTATCTCGGAGGCAACCTGATCCACTATCGGATTTACCATGTCGAAAGTATATCTTGGCTTTTGAGACTCCTTATTCTGTGTGATCCAGTAGGGCTCCCACATTCCATCTCGTTTGTTAATAAAGAGCATAGCCTCCCGGAGCATATCCCGGTTATCACAATCTGCACCCTGACAGTCTGACAATAGGTTAATCACTGACTCATGGCTGCTATAATCAGCCTTATAACTTAAGTCGCTTTCCGCACTACCCCGATCCTCTACGCCATCTTCGTATTTAGCCATTATTGAGCCCATCCAGCAAAGTCAATGTGTATTGCTTGCTTTTTAAGTGTTTTAGGACGGTACATAGCCATCATTAAAGCATCGCCCATATTCGGAGAAGGTATCTGATATGGCTTCTTTGCCATCTCTACCTTCGACAGTATTTGTATTTTACCAGAATTATTTCGTTTTAGTGGGATTCTGCACACCTCAGATCGTAATTGTTCAAGGTTGTCAATACCAGATGATAAACTAATCAACAGGTCCGGGTCTATATATTGGTTTTTTTCTACAGCGCGGTATGTTGCCTCGAACCTATCCCGGAGCCTCCACCAATATTGTGCTCTTTTGTTTAGGAATGTTTCCCGGTTAACCTTTGATCGTTCTTTGCCTCCCTCGGTGTACGGGAGCTCTGGATCTTCTACGCCCTCGGACCCTTTGAACATAAAGTAATCGACCTTCTTTTCTGCTAATGCGCTATCGACCTGCCGTTTCAAAGACACACCCAGACCGTCTGAGTCCCACACAAACCAATCAGCTTGGTGTTGCAGGGCCTTGTCTATAGCCCAATCCATGCCCTCGTTGCTGTCTCCTGTGACCTTCTCGCATACATCTATCACAACATTGCCATGCCTTACGGCTAGACCTTTTGAGTCTCCTCCCTCATCACTGGGATCATGCGCGGCTATTACAACGCCCTCAGCCTTGAAGCCTAGCTTAACGTGCGCGTCTATTGCTGCGTCAAACCACTCCGGCTCAATGATGGCATCCATAACGCTATCGAGATGATGCCCCATCCAGATATGGTCATACATAGCCCTACTGGTATTTTGAAGGTCATATAACCTTTCTGCTTCTAACACCGATGGGAACCACTTGTTGTCTGTGTAGTTCATCTTGACGATTAAGTGCAAATCATCTTCGTAAAAACCATCCCGGTTAAGATGCTCCTCGAATGGCTTAATAAATCTCTGACTGAACGGGTCCATTGAACTGCGCGGATTGCCTGACATCCATATCTCTGAGCCCTCAGACCGCAGGGTAGGTGTCAATGCTTTGAGAGATGCCTCGGATATGGTCTGTGCCTCT